TCTGATACCCGAACGCTCTACCTCGACGGAGTAATTGCCGAAGAGTCATGGTTTGATGATGATGTCACCCCAAAGGCATTTAAAGCAGATTTATTTGCCGATGAGGGTGACATTGTTATTTGGCTTAATTCACCTGGTGGTGATTGTATTGCAGCCAGTCAAATTTATTCCATGCTCATGGATTACAAAGGCAAAGTAACTATAAAAATTGACGGTATCGCAGCTTCTGCGGCTTCAGTAATCGCTATGGCAGGAACTACAGTTTTAATGGCACCTACAGCGTTGATGATGGTGCATAATCCCCTAACAATAGCCATCGGTGATAGTGAAGAAATGCAAAAAGCCATTTCAATGCTATCAGAGGTAAAAGAAAGCATCATCAATGCTTATGAGATAAAGACCGGCTTATCAAGGACCAAGCTTTCACATCTTATGGATGCAGAAACTTGGCTTAATGCAAATAAAGCAATTGAACTTGGCTTTGCAGATGACATTTTGGAGGATGAGAAAAAACGTGTCCAACAAGATGATTTCACCTATGCATTTAGCCGCAGGGCTGTCACAAATTCTTTACTTAACAAAATGTGTCCTAAAGATACCAAAAAAAGTACAACCGCTGACTCACTGGAAAAGCGGTTAAACAACATCATTCATTAATAGGAGGAAAAAATTATGAATAAAATTTTAGAACTGCGTGAGAAACGCGCAAAAGCATGGGACGCTGCTAAAGCGTTCTTAGATACAAAACGTGGAACAGACGGACTTATCTCCACTGAAGATGAAGCAACATACGATAAAATGGAAGCTGATGTAATTGCTCTTGGCAAGGAAATCGACCGCTTGGAAAAACAGGCCATATTGGATGCTGAACTTAATGCTCCTATGGCAAATCCACTGACAGGTAAACCTGCAAATCCCAAATTGGAAAATAAAACTGGAAGAGCCTCTGACGAATACAAAAAAGCATTCTGGAATGCCATGCGTACTCGTGCCGGTGAAGGTCTCGACCCTACCGTAAGAAATGCTCTTCAAGTTGGTACAGATACTGAAGGTGGATACTTAGTACCTGATGAGTTTGAGAGAACTCTTATAGAAGCACTTGAAGAAGAAAATATCTTCCGTACATTGGCTAATGTCATCACAACTTCTTCAGGTGACCGCAAGATACCTGTTGTGGCATCAAAAGGAACTGCGTCATGGATTGATGAGGAAGGTGCAATTCCTGAAGCAGATGATAGCTTCGGTCAAGTGTCCATTGGAGCCTATAAGCTTGGAACTTTAATCAAGGTTTCTGAAGAATTATTAAACGATAGTGTGTTTAATTTAGAAGCCTATATATCTAAAGAGTTTGCAAGACGTATTGGTAACAAGGAAGAAGAAGCTTTCTTCTCTGGTGATGGCTCTGGTAAACCTACAGGAATATTTGCAACAACAGGAGGCGCCCAGCTTGGTGTAACAACAGCAGGTGCTACTGCTATTACTCTTGATGAAGTGCTTGATTTGTTTTATTCCTTAAAAGCACCTTATCGTAATAAGTCTGTATTCGTTATGAACGATGCAACTGTTAAAGCAATTCGTAAACTAAAAGATGGTCAAGGCCAGTACCTATGGCAGCCTTCAATCCAGGCTGGAACACCTGATACAATCTTAAACCGTCCATTGCACACTTCTTCCTACGTGCCTGCTATTGCAGCAGGAGCAAAGACCATAGCATTTGGTGATTTCAGCTATTACTGGGTAGCCGACCGACAAGGACGTGTGTTTAAAAGATTAAATGAGCTTTACGCTGTAACAGGTCAAGTAGGTTTTGTAGCTACACAACGTGTGGATGGAAAACTGATTCTGCCTGAAGCTATTAAAGTACTTCAACAGAAAGCTTAAAGGAGGTCTCTTATGAGTTATTCAACTAAGAACTATACTGAACAAGGTGGAGAAAAAACTGTCATTTGCGGTACTCTTGAAATTAAGAAAGGAGCCTCAGTAAAGGGGCTTCCTGCAGCTAAAAATCAAGCTGCAAGCACTGCAACTACTGTAGCAGGTTTAAAGGATAACTTTAATGAACTTCTTCTTAAGCTGAAAGATTCAGAATATATGGTACCTGATGACTGGAATGTTTCTGTTGCAAAAATTTCAACACCCTCTGGTGAAGAGCTTATTGCAAATCAAAGCAAGGTTACAGATATATCCATTATAGATGACATTATTACTGTGTCTGTAGACGTTGATGAACTTGTAGCATTCCCCAGTTCCAATCCGGCACAAGGTACACATAAGTGGATTGGCATGAATATTACAACAGGGCTACCTGATATTACAGCAGTAAAATACAATGGTTATCAACTTACAGCTGCTGATGCTTTAGAAGCTGCTGCTTTCGGTGGTTCTGCCGGTGATATATTGATGTGGCTTAAGTGTGATGAAATAGTAGATACACCTAAAATCTTCACTTTGTGGTCCTCCGGCTATGGAGAAAATACTTATATGGTTGTTATAGAAAACTGATGAAAGGCGGTGGTTATTATTACACTACTTGAAAAAGTCAAAGCTAACCTTATTCTTGAGCACAGTGCGGATGATGAACTTCTTCAGATGTACATTACCACCGCAACAAAGTATGCAGAAAGCTACCAACATCTTACAGAGGACTTCTATACTAATAACCGTATGCCTCCAACTACAGAGCAGGCAATTATCATGCTCTCCTCCCACTTCTATGAATCAAGGGATGGCAGCACCGGAGGTTTTTTCTCAGATAATGTGCAAGCTGGACAACAGGTATGGAATACAGTCAACCTGCTTTTAAGGCTTGACCGGGATTGGAAGGTGTAACTTATGAGTTTTGGAAAAATGAATACTTTTATTGATATTATCGAGAAAACAACTATAAAGGACAGTGATGGTTTTTCAACGGAAAGGGACAATGTTCTTGCATCAGTAAGAGCATACCGAGAAGGTCGGCATGGCAGCGAGAAATGGGCTAACAGAGCAACGTTCTCTGAAGCCACCGACCTCTTTTGTTTCCGTTTTATTCCTGACATTATAGTGACAACTTCTATGGTCCTTGTATGTGATGGTGATCGATTTGAGATTACATCAGTTGAAAATGTAAAAGGTCGTGGAATGTACCTTGAGGTACTTGCCAAGGAGGTGAAGCCAAGTGGCTAAAGCAACTATGAAATTGCCTGAGGACTTTCTGCTGAAAATATCTAAGCTTGGTGAAAAGACTGATGAAATAATACCGCGTGTGCTTGAAGCTGGTGGTCAGATTGTAGAAGAAAAAGTAAAATCTAATCTTCAATCTATTATCGGTCGAGATACGCTGGAAGAAAGCCGCTCTACCGGAGAGCTTATTAAAGCTTTAGGTGTCTCTCCCGCTCTAATGGATAAGGACGGTAATTTCAATGTGAAGGTAGGCTTTTCTGAGCCTCGTTTGGATGGTAAAAGTAACGCTATGATTGCTGGTGTACTTGAATACGGTAAAAGCGGTCAGCCACCTAAACCATTCTTAAAACCTGCTAAATCAGCTTCAAGAAAAGCGTGTATCGAAACCATGAAACAGAAATTAGAGAAAGAGGTGGAAAGTATATGAACTTGTTGGAAGAACTTAACACTCTACTTCTACCCCTGCTCCCTATTGAGACTGGTTTGTTTTCAGACGTTCCTCCTGACTTATATCTTGTTATTACTCCCCTAACTGAACTCTTTGAAGCTCATGGAGATAATGAACCTGGATATGAGATACAGGAAGCAAGGCTATCCTTATTTGCAAAAGGAAATTATATAAAAATAAAAAATGAAATTGTCCGTGCTCTTTTAGGTGCGGATTTTACAATAACTGACCGCCGGTATATAAGTTATGAAGATGATACCGGATATCACCATTATGCCATTGATGTGGCAAAACCATATGAATTTAAGTTAGAAACGGAGGAATAAATTATGGCAACAATAGGGTTAGATAATTTATATTATTCAAAAATAACAGAAGATATAGATGGCACAGAAACCTATGCAGCACCGGTGAAGCTTGCAAAGGCTATTAATGCTGACATTTCCATTGAGCTTGCAGAAGCGATTCTTTATGCAGATGATGGAGCTGCAGTGGTTGTAAAGGAATTTAAAAATGGAACTTTGTCGCTTGGAATAGACGATTTAGGTTCAACAGCCGCAGGTGATTTGACAGGCGCAAAGATAGACGACAATAAAGTGCTTATATCAACAAGCGAGGATGGTGGAACACCTGTAGCAATAGGATTTAGGGCAAAGAAGGCCAACGGGAAATACAGATACTTCTGGCTATATAAAGTAAAGTTTGGAATACCAGCAACAAATCTTCAAACAAAAGGCGACAGCATAACATTCCAGACTCCTACAATAGAAGGAACTGTAATGAGGAGAAACAAAGCTGATGTAAATGGCAACCATCCATGGAAATCAGAAGTAAATGAGGACGATACAGGAGTTGTAGCAGCAACAATAAGCGGCTGGTTTGCTGAGGTTTATGAGCCTGTTTTTGAAGAAGAGGTTGTAATAACCATTACAGTCCAGCCCCAAGATGATACGGTTTCAGAAGGTGTTGGCGCAGAACTCTCGGTAACTGCAACAGCTTCAAGTGGAACACTCTCCTATCAGTGGTATTCCAATGATGCAAGCAGCAATGAAAATGGCACCTTGATTGATGGAGCTACTTCATCAACCTATACAACACCCACTACAGAAACAACAGGAATTTATTATTACTATTGTGTATTATCAGTAGGAAGTGAATCAGTAGCTACCAATGTTGCTACTATAACAGTAAGTGAATAAGGAGTATACAGCATGGATGATGAAAGAAGTAGCAATATTAATATTGGTGGGATTGAATATAATTTAATTTTAACTACAAGAGCGACAAAAGAGATTGCAAAAAGGTATGGCGGTCTTGAAAATCTTGGTGAAAAGCTTATGAAATCAGAGAACTTTGAAATGGCTCTGGATGAGATTGTATGGCTTATTACTCTTCTTGCAAATCAAAGTTTGTTGATTCATAACTTGCAAAACAAGGATGATAAGAAGGAACTTCTTAAGGAGGACGAAGTTGAACTTTTGACTTCCCCACTTGAACTTTCTACCTATAAAGAAGCAATTATCGAGGCAATGTTTAAAGGCACAAAGAGATACGTTGAATCAGAGGAAGCTGAATCAAAAAACGAGTTAGTCGAGTAAGCGATGATGAGTTGTTTGCTCGACTGATTTATTATGGTGTTACGCAACTTTACAGGAGTGAGGAAGATGTGTGGCTTATGGCAATAGGAGACCTCCTGGATCAATGGGAAATACACAAGCAGTTTATTGGCATGGCTAAGCCTAAGATTGAATTGTTTATTGATGAAATAATACCAGTTGGTATATAATTATTGAATTTATTGCATAATAATCAATTTTTATATATAATAGTCTTAATACCTTATCAGGTAAATAAGGGGGATTATACTATGGATATTCCAAGAAAAGAAGATTTTATGAAAGCGTTAAAAATCTTAAAACAGGAAAAGAAAGAAGCCGGGGAAGTATTTTTTGATTTGAAAGCTGGGGATTTTCACAAGATGGTATGGGATTATAATGGAAGGAATCATAGAATGCAATCTTGCTGCCTGGCAATGTACGATAGTATGGAAAATAATGATGAAGTAATACAAATGCCTGATAAAAGAAGGTGGAATGAAAAGACAAAAGGTTATGGAACAAGATTGATAATAAGATATTATTTATAAATACTATTAGAAAACATGGAAACATGGTGGATTAGTTAGATTGAAGATTGGTGTTAGAGGAGAGAAGAAAGCTCTGATATAAGTAAAATGCCTTACTTTTAACCTGAAAATATGGTATAATTTACTAAGGATATTATATCGAATAAAAGGGGGCTTTGAAATTGAAAAGGAAAATTTTATGTTTCTTGCTTGTTTTTATCTTATTATTTACAGCTGTTGGCTATGCTGTAGAAATAAGTATTGACGGAAACAGGGTTGGATTTACAAATGAATCGGGGATTCCGTTTGTTGATTCAAGCAACAGGACGCAAGTTCCATTGCGAGTAACAATGGAAAGTTTCGGTGCTACTGTGGGGTGGGATAATAGTACAAATAGTGCAACGGTTGAGAAGAACGGAATAAACGTTAGGATTCCAATAGGGCAATCATATATTACAAAAAACGGTCAAAAGATACTCAATGATACAGCTGCTATAATAAAAGATGGCAAGACGTATTTGCCTAAGAGCTGTTCTTGAAGCATTCTCGGAGCATCTGTTGGCTGGGATGGAGCAACTCAAACTGTTACAGTAACAAAAGATCCATTAGAAGAAATAAAAGTACATTTTATTGATGTTGGTCAGGCGGACAGCATTTTCATAGAACTTCAAAATAATATAGAAATACTGATTGATGCAGGAAATGGGGACGATGCTTACACTATTATAAACTATATAAATAACTTGGGCATTGACCATATCGAACATTTTGTCATGACACATTTTCATGAAGACCATATTGGATCTGCTCCGGATATAATAAATGCTTTTTATGTGGATAAAATATATACACCTGCAACAATAGCAGACACTGATATTTTCGAGGTCACTATGGCTGCAATAGAAGATGAAGATATAGAAATAATAAAAGCTAAAGGTGGAACAAGTATTATTGATACTGCAGGTTTAGCTTTTGAATTTCTGGGACCTAATTCAATATATTATTCTGAAGCTAACGAATATTCTCTTGTAACAAAACTTACTTATGGAGGTACTTCTTTTCTATTTACTGGAGATGCAGAATCTGTATCTGAATTAGAAATGGTAAGAGGTGACTATGACTTAGATGTTGATTTATTAAAAGTAGGACATCACGGGGGTGAAACAAGCTCATCACAA